CCAAGCTATGTGACTGCGCTGCACTGGAAGAACGCGAGTGCGCTTGCGGGGCTTGGGCTGATTACAAGACCACCACATCAGCGAGGGCTGTTGAGATTGTCCGCGCACTAAAGGAGCAAAGCAAATGATTACCACAAATGAACCGCGCTGGACGGTCAGGCTAACCTATCGGTATAGCGAAGGGCCGCGCAGCATCACACTTAACGTCGAGGAGCTTTTCGAGCTTCAAGACATCGTGGAGTGTGGGCCTAGCTTCTACTCCATCGAGAGCATCGAGATTAAGCCAAGTGACCGTTGCCCTAAGGTGACCGTGGAAGAGGCAGCGAAGCTGTGAACATCATCACAATCGACTTTGAGACCTACTACGACCGGAGCTACTCGCTGTCCAAGGTGACAACGGAGGAGTATATCCGCGATGAAATCTTTGAGGTTATCGGCGTATCAGTAAAGGTTGACTCCGGGGAAGCTCAGTGGTTCAGCGGAACCAAGGCGAAGACTAAGGCGTGGCTGGACCAGTTTGACTGGGCCAACGCTATCGCTGTGGCGCACAACGCTGTGTTCGATATGGCTATCCTTAACTGGCACTTCGACATCCGACCCAAGCGTATCGTGGACACGCTCTCCATGCTCCGCGCTATCGACGGACCTGATGCTGGTAACAGCCTAGCCAAAGCTGCCGAGCGATATGGTCTGGGCAAGAAGGGCGACGAGGTTATCAACGCACTGGGCAAGATGCGCGTGGACTTCACGCCAGAGGAAATGGCACGTTATGGCACATACTGCTGCAACGATACCGACCTGACCTATGACCTGTTCCAGAAGATTGCTGTGGGCTTTCCTACTATTGAGCTACGTCTAATAGACCTGACGATCCGGATGTTCACCGAACCTGTGCTGACCATAGACAAGCAAGCCCTAGAGGAACACTTGGACAAGGTGAAGCGCATGAAGAACGACCTGTTAGGTAAGTCGCTCATCACCAAAGATAACCTTATGTCCAACCCGCAGTTGGCAGAGACGCTGCGTAGTCTGGGTGTCGAGCCACCGATGAAGGTTAGCCCCACCACAGGCAAGGAGACCTACGCGTTCGCTAAGACGGACGAAGAGTTCAAGTCGCTGCTGGAACATAAGAACCCCATCGTGCAAGCCATCGTCGCTGCGCGGCTGGGCGTGAAGTCCACACTGGAGGAGACACGGACAGAGCGGTTCATCAAGATTGCGGACCGAGGGACATTACCTGTGCCCCTGCGCTATTATGCTGCTCATACTGGAAGATGGGGAGGGGACGATAAGGTTAACCTTCAGAACCTACCGCGCAAGTCGCCACTGAAGAAGGCAATGCTTGCACCGGAAGGACACATCTTTATCGACTGCGATAGCAGCCAGATTGAAGCGCGGACCTTGGCTTGGCTGGCTGGACAGCATGACCTTGTGGCTGCGTTTGACGCAGGTGAAGACGTGTATAAGATTATGGCGTCCTCCATCTACGGTGTGCCGGTCGATGAGGTGACGGACCCGCAGCGGTTCGTGGGTAAGACTACCATCTTGGGCTGTGGCTACGGGATGGGTGCTGCCAAGTTCCAAGCGCAGCTAAAGACATTCAACGTCGATATGCCGGAGGATGAATGTAAACGTATTATTAGCGTATACAGAGAGACCTATCCTATGATTCCGCTTCTGTGGCGTCAGACTGGGGAAGCGTTGGAGGCTATGGCCAACAACCAAACAGCACCGATAGGTGTGGACGGTGTACTGACGGTGTGCGGAGCGGACGGTATCAAGCTGCCCAATGGGCTGAGCCTTAAATATCCGAACCTGCGCTACATCATGCGCGATGGTAAGTCCGAGATGGTCTACGACCAGAAGAAGGGCCGCGCTGTCCTGACGAGCCGCATCTATGGCGGGAAGGCGGTTGAGAATATCTGCCAAGCCTTGGCCCGTATCATTATCGGTGAGCAAATGTTGATGGTAGCACGACGCCTGCGCGTAGTGATGACTGTCCATGACGCAGTAGGAGCAATCGCCCCTACCGAGAAAGCCGCAGAGGCACGGCAGTTTGTCGAAGCGTGTATGCGTATCCGCCCCAAGTGGGCAACGGCACTGCCGTTAAACTGTGAAAGCAAGATGGGAGCAAGTTATGGCGGATGAGCCACATGACGTAGTGAAACTACTGGTCGCAAGGATGGAGAGCCATCCGGAAGAGTTTAGTTCTGACAACGAGCGATTTAGTGACCGTTGGGAAAGGTACATATCTGATATAGAGGCTTTCGGGAACGAGGCTGACAAGGCTGCACTCAATGCGAAGCTGCGCGACATCTGGATGGTTAAAATCCACGAGAAGGTGCTGGACGAACTTATGAACGGCCCTGAGCGCCGCCGCAAGGAAGCGGAAGACCGCGAGTATGAACGGCATCTTGCACACGCAGCGATGCAACAGCAGCAGCAAGCTTATGTTAGCCAGATACAGGGGATGGTAGGTCAAGTTTATGGCGGCGGTGGCGGTGGTGGCGCTGGCGTAGTAGGTTCGTATGACTACGACCTTGATAGGTACCGGAACACCCCAACCGGCAGCATCACCGGCGCGGCTTCACCCAACAACACCCTCACCAACACCATCAACCAAATTAAAGACATGCTAAAGAAAGGAAAGTGAGTATGGAGAACCTATTAGTAATAAGCATGGTTTGGCTTTTGGCGGTTGGGTTTGGGCTTGGCCTCTACATGAGCACTTATATAGGCCCATACAAAACCATCAAACGTGAGAACGAGCGGCTCAATGCCGACCTACACAAGCTGACGGACCGCGACGAGCGTGGCCGTTTCCGAGGGGGCAAGTAGTGCCCAAAAAAGTATGGACGCCAGAGAAAGACGCGAAGCTGTTGGGCCTATTCAACTATGGCCTAAGAGCGAAGGATGTAGCGGAAGAAATGGGCCTCACGATATGTGCCGTGGAGTCACGGCATACGAAGCTTAAACAAGCACAAAAAACGAAGGGACAAGAAGATGGATGATGCAGATTGGTTCCAGCGCGAACCGAATGATGAATTTACGATTGGTATGTTGTGCGATTATCAGCCCAGCACAACGGAGGAACTGACTGAATGGCTGATGGTGTGTGCAAGGAGCGTTGTGGATAAGGATGGTCTACGCGTAGTCTACAACCTTCCCCCCTATGTCGCGTGGCAGATGGCCCGTATGATGCAAATAACAAACCTAAAGGTGCCAAATGACTGAAGAAAAACGTCCGAGTATTATGATTGCCACCCCCATGTACGGGGGCATGTGCACGGGACACTATGTGCAAGGCTTGTTGATGACCATGGCCAAGATGCGCGACCTAGGTATCAACGTGGCATGGTGTCAGATTATGAACGAGAGCCTCATCACCCGTGCTCGTAACGACTTAGCACGAGTGTTCCTTGAGAGCGACCATGACTACCTGATGTTCATCGACGCTGACATCGGCTTTGACCAAGAGGCCATCGCGCATTTGCTGCTGGCCGATAAGGACATCGTATGCGGTATCTACCCTAAGAAGGAAGTGAACTGGGATAGCGTCAACCGCGCTGCCGTTGCAGGAAAGACGGACCTTGCGGACCATGCCGGAGCCTTTGTGTTTAACATGGTAGGCACAGGTGACGTGCACACAGACGAGACAGGCTGCATCGAAGTCCGCCATGCCGGTACAGGCTTCATGCTCATCAAGCGTAGTGTTTTTGAGCAGTTAATACCGCACGTGCCGACCTACCGCACGTCGTCGTTCAAAGACCCAGAGACTGGCGAGTATGTCAAGCCTTTGACCCACGAGTTTTTCGCTACCAGCATCGACGATACCGGTGCATTGTTAAGCGAAGATTACCATTTTTGCGAGTTGTGGCGTAGCCACGGCGGCAAAATACACGCCCACCCGTTCATTAAGCTGCACCATGTAGGCACGTATGTGTTTGGTGGTGACATCCTAAAGAGCGGCGGCAATCTTAAATAAGGAGCAAATGAAATGAGAAAGAAAGAAAAAGCAGCAGCAATCATCAAACTGCTAAAGAAGGGTATGACCCCCAAGGAAGTCACGGACCGCATTGGGGTAAGCTACAACTACGCATGGAAACTAAAGAAGGATTTGGAGGCAGCGGCAGCTGCAACGGCAGAGGAAGCTATGAGGCCAGTTAAGGAAACCATCCTTAATGTGTCTTCTGACTTCCTTGAGTCCCTCTCACGAGGTAAGGGTAAACCGAAACCCGAACCCGAAGTCGAAGCCAAAGCCGAACCTGAAGTCAGTGGAGTGGGTAAGGTATTAGACGCAAGGGCGGAACAATACGGTTCGTTCATGCAGTCTTCGGACACGACTGTTAGGATAAAGGGCATCATGCACAATGCGGTGGCTCGTAATGCAGTGCACCTATACCCTGACCAGCTACAGGCGTTGGATATGATTGCGACCAAGATAAGTCGTATCGTACATGGCAACCCAAACCACCTAGATAGCTGGACCGATATAGCTGGCTATGCTACGTTAGTGGCTGACCGTCTCCAAGGGAAAATCAGGTAACATGACAGCGTGGTCCTATAGTAGCATCAAAACCTTCGACCAGTGTCCGAAGAAGTATTACCACCTCAAGGTGGCCAAGGACGTCAAGGATGTTCCGGGGGAAGCTGCTGACTATGGGACCGCAGTCCATGAAGCTGCCGAGTTGTTCATCAAGGATGGGACACCCATCCCAGAGAAGTTTGCCTACATGCGACCCATCGTGGAGCCACTGGCTGCGAAGCGGGGCATCAAGCACACCGAGTTGAAGTTAGGTGTCGCCAAGACGGATACTGGTTACGAGCCTACCACCTTCTTCGCTAAGGATGTGTGGTGGCGCGGCATCGTCGATTTGCTCATCGTGGACAGCCACACGGCTTTCATGATTGACTACAAGACGGGCAAGAGCGCCAAGTATGCGGACATGAAACAGCTTGACCTCATGGCGGGTGCCATTTTCGTACACTTCCCAGAGGTGCAGAAGATTAAGTCGGCGCTGGCCTTCGTGGTTAGCAACGAGTTTCCCAAGAAGGTGCACGTGCGTGAGAAGCTGGACCAGTACTTCTCCGTGTTCGATGACCAGCTAGACCAGTTGGACGCTGCCATTGGGAACGGCGTCTGGAACGCCAAGACAAGCCCTTTATGTGGGTGGTGTCCTGTGGTAAAGTGCGAACATTACAAACCCCCACGGAGGCGGTAATGGCAAGAGATTACAAGGCAGAGTACGCGAAGTACCAAGGCACAGCGGAGCAGAAGAAGAACCGCGCTGCACGTAACGCAGCCCGTGCCAAGATGATGAAGGCTGGCAAAGTGCGTAAGGGCGATGGGAAAGACGTCGCTCACGTCAAGGCATTTGATAAGGGCGGTACCAATAAGACCGGACTACGTGTCGAGAGCGCGTCAACCAACCGTTCATTTAAGCGCGACAGCAAGCGCAACCTAGTGTCAGAAACCAGCACACGGGAACGCAAGAAAAAGAAGTAACCCCGCAAGGAGCAAACTGTGGAAATCATCGAGAATAAGGCGTTGCTCGTCAACGCTCAGGACCCGTCTGTCATAACGGACAACATCCATAAAAGCACCGAGGTGCAAGAAGGCGTCCTTGTCAAATGGGGACACACCGAAGCTGAGATACTAACGGACCTTGGCTTCGAGGATACCCCCTCGCCTATCCTAAAGTCCTACGCATGGACGGGTAAGTTCAAGCCGTTCGACCACCAGAAGACCACAGCCTCGTTCTTGTCGCTGCGCAGACGCGCCTTCTGCTTCAACGAGCAGGGCACGGGTAAGACAGCCAGTGTCATCTGGGCAGCAGACTATCTCATGAAGAAGGGTTTGGTGAAGCGCGTCCTCGTGCTGTGTCCGCTATCCATCATGAAGTCGGCATGGCAGCAGGACCTGTTCAAGTTCGCCATGCACCGCTCGTGTAGCGTGGCACATGGGGCGGCGAAGCAACGCGAGAAAATCATCAACGCAGGTTCCGACTTCGTCATTATCAATTTCGACGGTGTGGCCGTAGTCAAGGATGCCATCGCTAAGGGTGGCTTTGACTTAATCGTGATTGACGAAGCGAACGCATACAAGAATCCCATGACCAACCGCTGGAAAATCCTAGACCGGATTGTGCGTGAGACTAATCCCCGGATGTGGATGCTTACTGGTACGCCAGCAGCACAAAGCCCCATTGACGCCTACGGGCTGGCTCGTATGGCAGGAGCGGCGGGATGTCCGAAGTATTACGGCGCGTTTCGTGATAGCGTGATGATGAAGGTGACCCAGTTCAAATGGGCGCCAAGGCCCAGCGCGGACGCCATCGTCCATAAAGTTTTGCAACCGGCCATCCGGTTCGAGAAGAAAGACTGCCTCGACCTACCGTCTGTAACCCACATCGAACGTGAAGCGCCACTCACCCCGCAGCAGCGCAAGTACTACGCCCAGCTTAAGAACCAGATGTTATTCGAAGCCCAAGGTGAAGAGGTCAGCGCGGTGAACGCAGCGACCAAGCTCAACAAGCTGCTTCAGATTAGCGGAGGCGCGGTATACACGGATACTGGGGAAGTCCTAGAGTTCGACGTGTCCAACCGCCTCAATGTGGTGTTGGAAGTCATTGAGGAAGCCAGCAACAAGGTGCTGGTCTTTGTGCCGTTCACCCATACCATTGAGCTACTACGTGCCTTGATGGAGAAAGAGAAGATTACCTGCGACGTCATCAACGGCAAGGTTCCGGTTAATAAGCGCACAGAGATTGTGAACCGCTTCCAGACAGACCCGAACCCCCGTGTCCTGCTTATCCAGCCCAAGGCTGCATCGCATGGTCTGACCCTAACGGCAGCAGATACCATTATATGGTACGCGCCTACGACGAGCGTGGAAACCTACCTGCAGGCAAACGCCCGTATCGACCGTGCAGGACAGAAGAACGCCATGACCATCGTGCATATTAAAGGAAGCCCAGTCGAAGAGCGGCTTTACTCTATGCTGCAAGGCAACATTGCGAATCACCTAAAAATTATCGACCTATACAATCAAGAACTTGACACTGTATAACGTAAGGAATAGAAGGAGTTTGTAGCAACGACTACCTAAGGAGCAAACTATGGAAGAACCAGTACCTATTGAAACCCTTGTGGCTGCGTACCGTAAACTACGCGCTGCCATAACAACCGAGGAAGAAGCGCACGAAGCCCGTGTGTCCGGCCTCAAAGAGAAGCTGGAGCTTGTATCATCCGAGCTTCTGAAGTTCTGTAACGACCAAAATCTTGATAGCGTTAAGACTGCGTCGGGCACCGTGTCCCGCCGTGTTCAGACCCGCTACTGGACTACGGACTGGGAACGTATGTACCAGTTCATCGCTGAACATGATGCGCCTTTTGTACTTGAGAAGCGTATCCATAACGGTAACATGAAGCAGTTCATAGAGGAAAATCCGGACATCCTCCCTATTGGTCTACAGATTGATAACAAGTACGTAATCCAAGTCCGCAAACCTACAGAGAAGTGAGAAAGACAATGAGCAACATTACAATCTTTGAAGAGCAGAGCGATGTATCGACCGTGCGGCGTGAGTCGCGCCGTATGGACCGTATGTCCAGCGGTGGCGGTGGCAACATGCGCCGTATCCAGCTTAGCAATGGCCGCATCTTCAAGCGCGTGGTCAATGGTGAGCAGATTGGTAAGTCGGTCAGCAACCAACTCGACGTCATCGTCGTTGACTGGCTCATGGAGCCATCACGTAAGTTCTATGCGGCTGCGTACGACAAGGACGCAAAGGCAACGCTACCTGATTGCTGGTCGAACGATGGTATTACGCCAGAGGCAACTGCCAAGGGTAAGCAATCTTCTTCTTGCGCTGCCTGCCCTAAGAATGTGAAGGGTTCCGGCTCTAACGGTAAGGGTAAGGCTTGCCGTTACGAACGCCGCCTCGCCGTTCTTGTCGCTGGTGACCCATCGGGTGACGTATACCAAGTCGCAATTCCCGGCGCTTCGCTGTTCAGCACGAACGATGGTAGCATCTACGGCTTCGAAGGCTACAAGAAGTTCCTCCTCGCCAACGGTGAAGGTCTGGATACGGTTGTCACGCGCATCATCTATGACGCTGAAGCAGATACCGCTAAGGTAGGCTTCAAGGCTATCCGCCATCTCACCGAGGTGGAATCCGGTCTGGTTGACGCAGCGCAGGAAAACCCAGAGACTGAGAAGTACATCATGCTGACGGTTGCTGCCGCTAGTGGTGCTACTGCTCTTGCTGCTCCTGCTAAAGCAGCAGCTATCGCTCCTCCGCCCGCTCAACCCGTCGCCAATCCGTTTGGTGACGATGACGATGAGGACGAAGAGGCTGCGCCAGCAAAACGCGCCAGCAAGCCTAAGGCTACGGTGGCTGAAGTGAAGCCCGAACTGGCATCCGTGCTGGGTGAGTGGCTCGATAACGATGAGGATTAATTTATGCAAGGCTATAGCATCCGTGTAGCCGAAGCGATTAAAAGCGCTGACGGTAATCTTCTTGGTGTCCAGCTTGGACGTTTATGCCTCGAACGCGACATCCCTGTTGCGGAGATAGCATTTGCCTTGAAGGTTACCCGTCAGACAATTTACGGTTGGTTCAGTGGGACTACCTCGCCCCGCCCTTCTCACGAAAGTGAGATTAGGGTGTGGATGGATAAAATTCACAACCGTACATAATAATCGTCGGCACAATCAATAATATGGCGGGTATACCCCGCGACGGTGAGTGATGTAATGCAGCAACCAGACCTCCTAGACCTCGTGCAGCCAGCCTCAGGCTGGTTTGCAATCGTAGGTATCAAAGGACCAAAGGACGTCAGGCAGGAGCTTGTAGCCACACGCGAGGAAGCAGATGAGTGCATCCAGACGTTTATGCAGCAGCAACGCAATGTGTTCTTTGGTGTAGCCAAGTATGAGACCGGTGCAAACCGGACGAAGGAAAACGTAAAAGCCCTAAAAGCATTTTGGCTCGACATCGACTGCGGCCCCAGCAAAGCCGAAATCAATGCGGAAACTGGAAGGCCGGACGGGTATATCGACCAGCAAACTGGGTTGGCAGCGCTTCGCACTTTCTGCGAGTCGGTTGGCCTACCTGCTCCTACGCTAGTAAACTCAGGGGGAGGCATCCATGCCTACTGGCCTCTTGAGGAAGAAATCTCGCGTCGGGACTGGGAGCCTGTGGCAGAGCGCTTCAAGGAAGTGTGTCGCACCCAGAACTTCTACGTGGACGACAAGGTGTTCGAAGTGGCGCGCATCCTGCGTGTGCCCGGTACGTTTAACTATAAGCAAGAAGAGCCACGCCCAGTCGAGTTTATCCATGTCGGTAAGCCTATCTCCGTCGAGGAAATGCGCTCCATCTTTGGGGTCAAGGCGAAGCCGACAATCTTTGACGACAACTATGAGCCATCCCCACGGGAACTGGCACGTCACAGCGGTATAGACTTCAGCTTCAAGCGGATTATGCAGCGCACCGCCAAAGGCGATGGGTGTAACCAGCTTCTACACGCCTACAAGAACCAAGCCACCATCGGCTACTACGAATGGTTCTACGCGCTGTCCGTGGCGGCTATGTGTGAGGATGCTGACACAGCAGTCCACATGATGTCGAAGGGTCACCCAGACTACGACCCAGATACCATAGACAAGAAGGTAGCTACCATCCGGAAGGCGACTAGCTGCGCCAAGTTCAAGAGCGTCAACCCAGAGCTATGCGAGGGGTGTCCGCACTTTGGTACTATCATGGGTCCTAAGGACCTTGGCAAAAAAGCGCGTGAAGCTGAGGAAGCCCATGTCGTAGTCGAAACAATCAACGGGGTAACTGAGAGTCACGTTATATCGAAGTACCCCTTCCCGTTCTACCGTGGCGAAGGCGGCGGTATCTGGAGGAAGCCGCCCAAGGACGCAGAAGAAGCAGAGCCTATGTTGGTCTACGAGTTCGACTTGTACCCGACCAAAATCATGGACCGACCAAAATCATGGACGACAGCATCGACGGTAACGTCGTGATGTTCCGGCTACACCTACCACACAATAACACCAAAGAGTTCCATATACCCCTGTTCAAAATCACCAGCCCCGAAGAGCTTCGCAAGGCGCTCTCGTCCAAAGGTGTCATCTGTATGGGGAAGAAATTTAACAACCTGATGCAGTTCATCTCACTGATGATGAAGGACATCCAATACCGCGACAAGGAGCAAATCATGCGCCAACAATTTGGCTGGGCCGACAACGGCAGTAAGTTTATCATAGGCAGTCAGGAAATCCATGTCGATGGCGTGGCTCATTCGCCGCCATCAAAGACAACACGCCCACTGGCTAAATTCATGGGGCCAGTAGGGTCGCTCGAAGAATGGAAGAAAATCTGGGCACTTTACGACACGCCGGGAATGGAACCCCACGCCTTTGCGGCGCTCAGCGCCTTTGGGTCACCGCTGCTGCGGTTCCTCGACCAGACAGGGGCGGTTATCAATCTGTTCAACGCTAACTCCGGAACTGGTAAGACCACCATTCTTAATATGGTGAATAGCGTCTACGGCCACCCCAAGGAACTGCGCTTGAAGCAGAACGACACACTCAATGGGCGTTTGCAGTGGGTGGGTATTCTCAACAATATCCCGCCGACGATGGACGAACTGACCAACATGACCCCGATAGAATATTCCGAGTTCCTGTACGCCTTGTCTAACGGTAAGGGTAAGGAGCGTATGCAGGCTGGTACCAACGAGCTTCGTGAGAACAACACCACATGGCAGTCAATTAGTGTATCTACATCAAATGCCTCGTTTGCGGAAAAGCTGTCGGTCATCAAGAACAATCCAGAAGGCGAACTGATGCGTCTTATTGAGTACCCAATCAACAAGGTCGCGGGGCTTAATACCATGGAAGCCAAGCAGATGTTCGACCGTGATTTATTTAAGAACTACGGCCACGCCGGTCCTATCTACATGCGGTACGTACTTGAGAATATGGAGCGTACCCAGCGCATGGCTGACGCTTTACAGGCGAAGATTGACCGTGAACTTCAGCTTGAACCCAAGGAGCGCTTCTGGTCTGCGACTGTTGCTAGTAACATAACAGGAGGTCTAACGGCTACTAACTGCGGCCTCATGGACTGGGATATGGACCGTATCTACCACTACTCCTGCGGGATGATTAACGACCTACGTAGGAACATTACAGCCCCCGTGGACAGCGTACGTCAGGTTGTCGCTGACTACCTGTACCGTCACATGCAGCATATCCTTGTGGTTAACGGCGAAGTTGACAGGCGGACCAATATGCAAGCCTTACCAAAGCGCGAACCACGCGGTGAGTTGCTGGTGCGTATTGAGCCGGACACCAAGCGCATGTACATCATCGCCAAGTCGTTCAAGGACTACTGCGTGAAGTTCCAGATTAACTACAACGACACGATTGCCAAGCTGGAGACGGAAGGACGCCTCATCAAGAAGGGCGGTGTCCGCCTGTCCAAGGGGACTGCGGTAAGCGGCGACCCCATCCACTGCCTGTGGTTCAAGGTCGATGACGACGATTTCGTGGACACTTCGCAATACGAAGAGGCAGTAAAGGTCGATGCTGATTGAGGGCGTAACCTACGAATTAAACTGGCGGAGGTTCAAAAAAGGGACCTCCGTCTTCTTCCCATGCCTCGACTACGCTCGGGCCAAAACACAACTGCTAGTGGTTACCAACCGTCTTAGGGTCAAGGTGTTGATACATTTTACCATAGAAGATGGGATAAGGGGTTTACGAGTCTGGCGGATGTGAGTATACAGGCTGCGGAAGTTTGCTCCTTCCCACATTACATCACTCACAGCCCTCAGCCGTTCGCGGCTGGGGGCTTTTTATTCGCCCTTCTTCGCTGCGTTATAAACGGCGTTAAACGCGCTGTAATACTTGTTTTTCTCGGCGCGGTAGTAGTCAAGCACCATCTGCTTATCTTCGGCAGACATCTCTTCCTTAAGGGTTTCCTTCTGGTCCTTACTGATGCGGTCGAGGTTAGCTTCCACAGCTTTATACGCGTCAAGAACGCGAGGGTCGGTATCCACGAAGTACCGCTCACCCTGCGCCGCCTGTTGTTCTGGCGTCAGTTTGCTCAGACGATTCATGATCTGGCGTGTGGTCTCCGTGTTAGCGAAGTACTTAGTTTGCGCTGCATACTCTGCGCCAGTACCAACAAAGCTCTTAATGCCCGGGACGTCCGCTAACTCTTCAGCGTCCTTCAGACCCACCATCTGTTTTGCCAACTGGTAAGGCCCACCGAAGTAGCTCTCAATGAAGTAGCGATACACTTCTGGCTGGAAATCCACAACGCCGCTGACAGCTTCCGAACCACCCGTAGCATAGTTTACAGCCTTGGCGACTTCCTTCCACGGCTCAGCAGTGCTGGGACGACCAAGCTCAGACTTAGGCGCACCGCCGGGGAACGACTCGGTATATATGGGCGACCCAAAGAAGTTCTGGTTGAACCCAACGCCGACAAACGGCTTACCTACTAGTGGCGTAATAGCACTAGCAAAGCTGGGTAAGTCACCGCTTGGGATGCGCATAGGGGACATCAAGCTGAAGAAGCCGGGTACGAGACCCTTGGTTGCCTCTCCTGTCGTGCTGGCACCGGCCATTACGTCGCCAATCTTATTCCCCACGAACTTGAAGTAGCCCAGCATCTGGCCGATTGGCACCTTGATGTAGTCATCTGGGCCGCTACCGTAGTAAATCGTAGCGCGAGACATACGCAAGCTAGCGCCTTGGTCGAGGTCGAGATAATCTTCCTGTCCGTCGTCGTCGCTGTCGCCACTCTGCATGGCATTCCACACAGACTCCATCGCACCGTAAGCGATAAGGCCACCGATGATTTTCACCGCAGTCCTAGGGTTGGTGAGGATACGGAGCGTCTTACGGCTACCTTCGATGCTAGCACCGAAGAATGGGATAACGAGGTCGATATCACGCGCCATCTCACCACGACGGGTGAGGTTCAGTGACGAGTCAAGCGCAAGGTCAGCGGCAGCAGTTCCAGTTATGCCTAGGTCGCTAGCAGCACGGTACGTAGCAAAGCGTGCAGCCATATCCATGATGTCGGCAAGCCCATCAACCCAAGTGTTTAAGCCGGTTAGCAGGCTTCCCGCACGAGCTTTCGGGTCCATACCTTCCAAACCACGTAGCTGCTTAATCGCCTTGTTGGCGGCATCAGCCTTTTCCTGCGTATTAAGGAAGCGCGTCTGTAGCGGTGTGCCACCGTCACGTATCATGTCTTCGAGAAGCTTGCCCGTCTTGTCGTTCATAGCCCCCTTACCAAACACGAAGCGGCCAATGGTGCTCCATGTGGTTGGGTTGATGGCATAGAAGAACGTCTTAGCCGCCAGATTTTTACCGAAGGCAGCGTCACCCTTGGTGTTCTGGCGGAGCATGGCTGTAGCCACCGCGTCCGAAACGTCGCGGAACGGAGCCACAAACATCAGGTATAGCGGGTTCTTATATGTCAGCATCCCCTTAAGGAAGTTGTTGACGTTAGCAAGCTGCTGCATCGCATTACCCATATCCTTGGGGTTCATGCTGGCGAACATACGGTTTAGGTCTGCACCTACGCCCTCATCAGCAAACTCGATGTAGTGCGCTATACCGTTGTCCTTGACGAGGTAATACCTACCCTGTTTGTCGTCATAGTACTCCTGCTTCATATCCACAGGTTCAAAACGCCCACCGGGGATGTCCCGACCCATCAAGACCTTTTTAGGGTTGGTGTCGGTATAGACGTTCATAATACCTTCGAAGGCACCGGGGTTTGCCTGCCATGTCTTGAGGATGGGCTTAATGGCTTCGTTGGTGATGTTGCGACGTACCGACTGCTCTGCGTCTTGGAACAGATTAAAGAGCGGATGGAAAGGCATGGACCCACGACCGAACGCCTTGCGGTATTCGTTGATGCTACCAGTAGGCACGGCAGTGCGAAGCGCCCGCGCAGCTTCAGCGCGGCGGTTAGGGCTATGGGCATCCTCACCAATATCCGCTGTCAGCATGTCCCCATCGGAAGCAAAACCTTTGAGTGGCATGTAGTATGGCTGCGTCTTGCGCAGCTGCGCGGCTTCCTCTGTGGTCATAAGGCCAGCTTTGACCTTTTCTTTAAGCGTGAAGTCTACGATAGCATCAGCCTTACGCGCAAGCTGGTTCAGCTTGGGCAGCATACCTTCGTCCTTAAACTTCTGCATGACCTCTGCTGCTTGCGCAGTAGTGAGACCCGAGCCACCTTCAGGGAAGTCTACGTTCTGTTCAGCCACAATACGGTTGCGGTCCGCAGCGCCGCGTGCCCACAGGTACATACCTAGGTCACCTATATCTACCTTAAGCTTAGCCGCAGTCTCTACGATGGGGTCGAAGAAGTTACGCTGTAGGAGCCGTTCTTGGCCTGCCTGCTTGGATGCTGCCATCTTCAGCTTGCTTTCGGTCCCCAGTTGTTCTGGTAGCACGTTGTAGCCAAGTGTGCTCTTCGCCCACGCGTCAAGCGGAGCGGACATGCCGAACTTATCGACGTACTTTACGAACCAATCTGGCGCAGGCTTAAGCTCAGTTACTTGTCCTGCTTCAGTAGGGGGAGCAATCTCTTCTTCCCGGGCTAATGTATCAGGCTGCGCATCTGGGCTGACCGTAGGAGAAACAGGAGGTACACTATCGCTTCCCACTGGTCCCAAGTCAGGTTGTTCAATTCTTCCGGCAATATCTCCAACAGGTCCCGGTTCTCCACTAGGCGGAACGCCTGCTCCAAGCTCGTCACCGATAGGTGCTGTATCTGCTCCAACTCCTCCTGCATCCGTCTCTCCCTCCGGTGCTGCTGGCGCGGCTTCCTCTACCGGCTCAACGCCTTCCAACATATCTTTGGCGCGTACCAATGCGCCTTCGTATATCGCCTTACCCTCTGGGTCGAACGCAGGTTTCCCGCTCTCATCTAAAGCTGGGCGTTGAAGCGGTTCCGCTAGTTCTTTGTCATACTCACCCGCAGCGAGCTTATCTTCGTACTGCTGAATGAACGAGCGTGCGGCTTTGATGTCTTCAGGGCGTCTGGTAGCCATGGCGTTTGATACCGTACGGCTCAGCGCTTTGACGGCTGCATCGGCACTACTGTCTAAGTTAGTACCAGCGGCACTAGCTAGGCTCTCCCGAACTTTTTCGAGGTCCACCTTTTCAACTGGGATAATATCAGGCTCAGGAGCCTCTGGCTCGATTTCTTCTTCGGGGGCAGCTTCTTTAGTACGCGAGGATATAGCGCCGGAAACACCGCCGAAACCACCACCGAGAAGCAGTGCGCCGATTGCAGCCTGCCCATACTCACCTTGAGCTTCTTCATCCAATAATGGCTTACCAGCCTGCCAGCGCTCAAGCCCCTGCTGCGCAACTTCCTGTGGGACTTCGAAGGCTACACCCTTACCGACACCGTATGCGATACCCTTGGCAAACTTAATTGTACCGTTCGCTGTCGCGTCAGCCAGAACTTCTCCAGCTTCCCGCGTAGCCTCACCGCTAGCCTTACCCAATAAAGGACGCATGAATGGGAAGGCTTTGGCGATACCAGAGAAGACCCGACCACCAGCCAAATCAAGCGCGGTCTGCCCGGTAGCTGCTAAGATAGCCTTACCTACCGAAGTATCCTCAGGCTTCTTGCCTGCGGCAATAGCTGCTTCTTGCTCCTGCGCCTGACGCAAAAGGTTCTGAGATGTGTACTGGGTACCCGAAGTAGCACTCGCCGCAACGAGACCAGCGATGGGAGTAGCCACAGAGCCAGCGATACCCGCAGCAACGGGGGCCGCGAGTTGGCCGAGTGACCCACCGAGCAACTGCTTAAAAGCTTCCCAGTTGTTACCCTCACCAAACCCAACCTGCCGATACTTGGACTCACCAGCCTTGATAAGCGCACGACGATTTTCCTCAGTTGGGTTTGCAGCAAAGGCCGCAGCTTCGTCAGCAATACCAAGGGTTTGAGCACCCTCCATCAAGGAGCCAAAGAAACCAGCTTCTTCCTTTTGGGGCCGAAGCCCTTCCGGAAGCTTATCTAGTGGGACAGCTTTACCCCCTGAAGGTCGTAGACCCTCCGGAAGTTTGTTCAGGGGGACAGGAGTAGGCATGAGTTATGGATACACCCATTGTCCGTTGGAGAACACTATTGTTTTGCCGTCGCTATCTTTAGCTGTAGCTCCTTCGGCTGTGCCGCCAGTACGCCCAGCTTGCACCTTAGCCCTGATATCTTCAACTGTTTGACCGCCGCCTTCTGCTCCACCGCGCCTGAGTAGTAGTGCTTCAGCCATCGGCTCGGTAATTTTACCTGACATCACCTGCGCGGCAAGTAGTTCGTCGAAGGATATACGGTCTCCCGTAGCCTTTAATTCAGCGTTAAGCCTACGCTCAGCCAAATCAACTTGCCGCTCGTCGAGGTCCAGTTTCCGTTCAAACTGCACCTGCTGCCTACCTTCTTTTTCAAGCTCAACAGCCAAACCAAACAGCTGCAGGTTTTCTTTCCGGCTCTTGTCATTTATCTGCCCCATGGCCTCAATAGCGCGGTCCTTGAGCGCCTTGCGCTCCTTCCTACTCGCACTTGCACCGGGCAGTGCAGCAGTGACTGCCTCACCAAAAGCCTGCATCAAATCTGGTGACTTAGAAGCAGCTACACCAAAACCTATCTGTGCCAACAACATGCCGTCGTCGTAACGACGTTGTTCTTTCTCGTACTCGTCGGACGCCATTTCTTCAGCGCGAGCCATACGTCTGGCGTTAACTTCTTGCTCTTGTTCCGTTGGACCAAACCGACGTAGCAGATTTTGGAATTGGTCTTCGACCGACCTTGCACGCCCTTCAGCAGTCCCAAAATCACGTTCGGGCGTATACGGCTTGAACTTACCGGAGGCGACTTGCGGAGCAATGCGCTTAAAGAACTCCGTGGGGTCTATACGGTTACCCTCTGCATCACGGGCACCAAAGTGCAGATGATAGCCTCCATTTTTACCGCTTACACGACCGGTGTTACCGGACAACCCAATAACTTCACCTGTACCTACTTCCTGTCCCGGTGTGACGTTGAACTCTGATAAGTGAGAATACGACGAGCGCGTACCATCAGGGTGTTCTACAATCACAAAGTTACCATTAATATTGTCGGTAGCCGCCTTAATGATTTTGCCCGGTGCTGGAACTCCAATCGGAGTTTTATTACCTACTCCAAAATCCATCCCTTGATGTGCACCCGTACTGCGCTGCACTCCGTACTTAGAAGTAACTGGAGACCGCATCCAATCCGTAGGGTCTACAACTTCATCACCTTGGGCAAATGCAACTATACCGCCACCTGCGTAGCCGTCGCCAAAGCCACCGTTGCTAGGCTCATCGAACATGCCGTCTGGTACGGGAACATCAGATAGACCACCGCCAGAAGCGTAAGGAGGCACCATGCCGCCCGCAGCCATCATAGGCATTTCTTGTGGCGCATCCATAGGAGGCGGAGCACCCATTTCAGGTGGTGGACCCATCGGGGGCATAGCCGCAGCTTCCGGCGTAGCGCCAAGACCAGCAGGAGGTGCGGGAGGCTCACCACCAAGAACTTGCTGCGCAACGGTTGGCTGTTGGGCAGATTCCATGACTTGGGCCGAACGCATACGGTCAATAAACATACCTGCAAGCACGGCTGCTGTAGGGTCAACGATACCCATCTGCGCAGCCTGCGCAATCTTCTGCTTATTGCCACCATACTCTTTAGCAATGTTTTCTGGTGCTTGGATGCTGAACGGCTTAGCCAACTTATATCTCCTTAACTACCGAGAGCACGCGATAGGCCCGCTGCGCCCAAACCAGCACCTAACACTGATTGGGCTGCAGACGCTCTGGGGGCGTATGTCGTTGAGGCACTGTTTAACGCCATCGGCATACCACGTAGCAGGTTGCTGTAGTTACCCAACACCTCCATGGGGTAGTCACGCTGACGTAGGAAATCGGCATACCGCTGGTCATACATCTGCTGTTGAAGCGCCTGTTGCTGCCCTGCCGCTGCCGCTTGCGCATTTAGACGCTGAAGGTCAGTATTCTGCTGAGCCGCACCAATGTTAGAGAGTGTCTGGCCTGTCTGCGCTGCCAAGTTAAGGTTTGAGAGTCCCTGCTGTGCCCCAAATTGACGTGACTGCTCTGACGCACGCTGAGCATCAAGACCTGCCGACTGATTAGCGAGCATAGCCCGCATAGCCTGTTCGGCGTTAAGCCCCTGCGTTTGTTGCTGTGCGGCAAGGTTCTGCGCGTTTGCTTGCTGCGATGCTGCTAAGTTAGCCAGCGAAGTCTGCATGCCAATGTTAGCACCCAACTCTTGAGTACCCAGCTGCGACTGGAGATTGGCTTGTGCGCGAGTGACATCCACACCTTGGTTAGCAAGTGCCGCACGTAGTGCGTTCTCAGCGTTCATACCCTGAGCTTGGAAATTCATCGCTTGGTTATTGACCCGCGCCTGCTGCTCATTCGACAGGTTGGCTAGCGCCATCTGTGTTCCAGTCTGGACACCCAACTGCTGCTGCCGAAGCGCAGCGTCAAGGTTCTGCTGTCCTGTGGTCAAGCCCGCTGCGCGGTCACGTTCGAACTGCTGCTGTGCGTTCTCGTACGCTGCTTGTGAACCACGGGCTTGGATATCACCAAGTTGCGTACCTAGGTTCCGTTCACGCTCAAGACTAGCAAGAAGCTGGCGGCTACCGCCATAAGTACCCTGACGTGCAGAACCGAGGTCTTGAGCAATTTGCCCCCGACGAGCATCACGAGTAGCTTCGCGCTTCT